CCTTGTCCTTGTGGTTGCCCCGGTGGTTGATACACTCTACCATCTAAAGTTCTTGCAGGACCTTGTTGTTCAAACCAGTTAAAGTCATAATTACGTCCTGTTTGAGGATTTCTTTTAAATGGTGAGAACATATCCATTACTTGTTGGAATGGTTTTGGAGCAGTAGGATAACCATAGTTCCCTTGTGGGTAATAACCTCCTTGAGTTCTAGTTTGAGTTTGAGTCTGAGTTTGTGTTCTAGACTGTTGTTGCTTTTTAGCATAGTCAGCCTCCCACTTCTTTTTCTCTTCTTCTAACTTAGTTTTGTAGTCAGCTTCTGTAAGATCTTTCCAAGCAGCAGGAGCAGCTCCTGGTTGAGTTGTTGTTCCTGGAGTTACTTGACTTTGTTGTGGTCCTTGGTATTGGAACATACCACCATTTCTAAACATGAACGGGTCTTCCGTGTTCTTACTGTTTATATAGTTATCTTCATAGGATACTATTGGGGATACATCATCACCACCTCCATAAATGAACTTTTGTAGATTACCATATTCATCGGGCATTGCTCCTGAAACATTTCCACCATAAGCATATGGTTTATATAAGTTGTGTCTGTTTTTTTCTAAAAATTTCCAATCAATAGAACCAGGCATATTTTGAAACTTATCATATTGTTCCTTTAAATCTGGAGGAAGTAATACTGAACCTATTTTATTATTACCCGCCCAGGTAGAATACTCATTACCTTGATCATCAACAGTAATATATGATGCTTGGTCTAATATATTTTTATTTTCATCCCAAAATTTATCATCAGATTCATCATCAAGATTTTTCCATGGGTCATAAACTTTATTATACTCCTCTTGTGATACAGGTGAACTCCAAACTTTATCTTCCTCTACACCTGTATTAGGATTATCTTTTAATCCAGATTTTTTAACATATTCATTATCATTCCAATATTTAAATGACATATTGTCTTTATCCTTGAAGGGTGATCCATGAAACATTTTATCCCGTAGTTCAACATAATCTCTTGTTTTTGCTGGACTTCCTGCACCTGAAAACATCCAATCTTCTCTCATTGGATTTGGTGAAGTTAACTTAGGCAAAATACTTTTAGATTGCTCTGGAGTATATCTTCCTTTTACTGGATCATCTGCTTTAGGGTCTCTTGGGTTTCCTATCTTTTGAATAAGAGCACCATCTGACATTTGAATTAAGTAAGTATCAGTGGCTCCAGGATAAATTAAAACAGCTCCTGGTGTTGATTTACCACTAGTGTTTTCTGCTACATTATCTGCAGTAGAACTATTTGAAGGGTTGTTATTTAAAGTAACACCTGTATTTGTTCCAGCACCAGACATCCATGGATATTGAGATGAAGTACCAGCAGCTTTTCTTCTTGCCGCTTCTTCTGGTGAGATAGCTTCTATTTCATTTCCTTGAGCATCATATACCATTTCAGTACCTGGAGGTGCAGCATTTAATTCCATATAACCAGGATATGGTTTAATACCGCTCTTATTTACTGTTGTATTAGTTTTAGTTGGATCTGCTGCAGCATTAATTGAACTAGACTTAGTTCTAATTATTTCACCAGGAAAAGTTCTTTGTGTATTCCATGAAGCTCCGTAATTATATCCACCCGGCATGTAACCATAACCTGGCATTGCACCTCTACCTCTACCACCAGACATTCCCATAAGCATTTCTGCAGGAATTCCTTTAGCAGACCATTCTCTAGTTCCTTTCCACCAAGGACCTTTTTTAAAGTCTATATCTACAAAAGGACCTGTAGAACCTTGATTACCTTGAGGAGCACCTTGTTTAGTCACTTGAGGACTAACAAACTGTGGAGTTACTACTTGTAAGTAATTAGGCATTCCTGGAACACCAGCATAACCAGCAGCCATGTCACCAAACATTCCTTTCCAGTCTTTGTTCATCTGACGTTGTTGTCTATCAGCTTGTCTTTGTTCTCTTCCTCTTCTTGCTTGCGGCATGTTTTCATAACCCGCACCATGTACTGAATTCATAGGTTGATTAAATATATTTGATACTGAACCTGCATAAGCTTGCAAATGATGCATTGGATTTTCTACATCTTGCTCTTGCATTTGCATACCATCCTGAGCCATTGGCATAGTAGGTAATGATCTTACTTGATTTTGTAAGTCTTTAGTTTTATCATAAATCTCTTTTGCATAAAACTCATTACCTAAATCTTTTACACCTCTTCTGAATGTGTTTATAAAACTCTGTCTCCCATCTACAGGAGTATCTAATATTGAAGCATTGCTAGATTGATCTTGCTGCATACCTTCCGCAGCTTTTCTTAATCCAGTAACAATATTTTTTACAAATTTCTTTTTATTCACGGTTCCTCCTTTTTTTTCAACTGACAATGCGGCTTCATCTTCAGCAGCTAAATCATCTTGTTCTTGTGACTCTTCACCAAAATCATCCCAACCAGTATCATCACTGGAAGCCCACTCTTCATCTAGTGTGTATAAAGGTGGTTTCTTTACTACAGGTTGATCAAGAAAGCTATCTTGAGAAAGCATTTCATTTTTAGTATCTTGAACATCCTCTTTATAAAGGAACTCAACAATCTTCTCTACCTTATCTAAGGCATCAAAATAACTAACCCCATATTTTTGAGATACATTATCTGCTATTTCATCTACATCAGTGGTAAGAGTGAGCTGATCTAAAATATCTTGATCTACTTCAGTATCAGTTACTTGCATACCGGCTTCAGCTTTCTGTAAGAATTTAGAAGTCTTATTTATATAACGACCATTTCCTTTAGGATCCTTATATATTTTTACTTTTATTTTTTTCATAAACCGGTTTATATATTTAATATACTAATTTTTAGTTTAACAGATAAACTTTGTAAGTTTACAACTGCTCAACAATATAACCTTTGGCTACTAAGTTATCTATTTCTTTTTGTGTCATTGTTGTTTCAATTGGTTTTTCTTCATCATTTATCTGACCTCCTTCTTTGTATTGTATTTCAGGACGACCCTTTCTAAAGAACTCATAATAATCCTCAGTTGTTTGAGGATGAATATTTATCAATTGATCTCTGTAGTTATTTACCTTATTGATATAATCAAACTTAAACTTGGCTGGGTCAGGATTACCTTGACCTAATAAATAAAATTCAACAAGTTCTTTATTCTGAGCTTTACCTGGACTATTCCACATCAGTATAGTAAGATCTATTATCTTTCTAGGATCCGCATCAGGATACATTTTTTTAATCTTGTTATAATTCTCAGCCATCTGAGCCATACCATTAGCCAGTTCTTGATTATTTATTTTTCCAAATCCAGCAAGTTTACTTTCATCTGTTTGATACTTTTGTCTAAAGACACCTTTAGAAGGTTCAACTGTAGATAATGTTTTCTTAGGTTTTGGTCTGTACTGAGACTTGACTATATCAAGAGCTTCATTAAATGGTATATTTAATTCTGCAGCTAGTTTTGCAGATTCCATTTCCACATAACTTGTACCAGGGTATGGAGGTAAAGGTGATGCCTTTGAAGTCATTTTATTAACCGCATCTTTATAAAGATTAAGAGATTGTTTAACTGGCTTACTTAATCCTTGTTCTTGTAAGAAATCTTGAATTTTTACTTTTGCTTTGGACAACTTAGTTCCCGGCAATGTAGCACCAAGTTTTGTTTCTTGTGCTCCAATACTAATCAGGGATACTAGTAATTCATCAAACTCATCATTGGTTATATCATATGTCTTTTTAATTACATCTCTGATAGGTTCCGCATTAGTAATAAGAGTTTGTACAGCTTCATTATCTGAGCTATAGGTTGCAACAGATGGTTTATCTCTATATGCATATCTAATATTTTTATCTGCTAGACTAACTCCAAATTCATCATCTAAAAATTGCTGAGCTCTTATAACTTGTTTAACACTGTTTTCTCCAGCAAATGTTTGATTGATTGGGTTCATGTACATAGGATTAATATTCCCACTTTCAAACAACATTGGTAAATCACCATACTCTGTAGGATAGTATCCAGCAAAGAAGCCAGCATGTCTTACAGCTGGATCTGCAGTATAACCAGGAACTACTGTAGATTGATTTACATTGTTACCCATTAATATTCTATCACCAACTTTAAAAAGATCTGTTCCATGTTGTTGTAGCAATGGTGTAATATTCATTCCACCATGTCTAGTCATCTGATCTTCTAAGTGCCATGCATTATGTGCATTTTCTTCAACAGCAAATTCTTTACCTGTTATATCTGAGAAAACTTTATTTGTAACAGCATTGGATGTTTTAGCACAAGCACTTCCAGGAGGACAGAACTTTTGTTTAAATAAGAATGCAGAAGAATTTAAATGGTGTGGTAAATTAAACTGTTGTTGGAAGAAACTAGTAGGTTGAGTTGATTTAAAATCAATCAGTGGAGAATCATAAGCTTGTCTATTTTGTTCATACAATGATCTAACAAGAGTTTTATAGTTCTCTTCACCCAGCTTCTCTACAAAGTCATTCTTTTTATTTACTGTACTTCTACCAATAGGGTCTACTTTAGGAGACATCTTTTGTAAGTAAACAGGTTTAGGTAATTCAGTATTTGTAAGTTGTTTAGCTAACTCTTTAGAGATTGCCTGGTTCTTTACATTTTTTGAAATCCTGTTTGCTGTTTTTTGTAATGACTTAGGAAGTTTCATTCTAGAAGGCTTCCTGAAAAAGAATGCTAATAAAGCTGGTATACCTGCTTGTTGTACATTACCATCTTCATTATTAGCTAGTTCATCATAAGCATATCCAGCTGCTGCAATCATAGGAAGATTATTAAGAACTTTAGCCATGATATCATAGTTGTCTTTTTTATCCTTCATGATGTCATATATCCTTAATGGATATTTTTCTCCTCTGGTATTTTTATAATCCTTGTAATGATCTTTAAGCATCTTAGGAGTTATCTTATCATATTCTGATTTTATAATTCCTTTTTGTAACATGTCTTCTCTTACCTCTGCTACAAATGGAACTCTCTCTGTTCCACCAGAACCTGTTTCAAAATACTCTTTACTTTTTGATAGATATTTACTTCTACCTTCTCCCATTCTATAATAAGCAGCAGATTTATCTGTTGTTGGAGCAAACTCTAACTTTAACTGTTCTGATGTACCCGGAAGTAAATCTAACTTCTTTAACTCATCATCTAAATATGTTGTACCATCTCCTAAAAAAGAACCTAAGTAATGTCCTAGTTCATGAGAAGTTACTTTTGGAATCTCATCACTTTTCCATACCATTGGGTTAATACCCATAGTGTTACTACCAGGTCTATAAAACCCAGAACTTTTTAAAAAGTCTTCTTGTATAGTTGCTATTGCTTCTTCAACTTGTTTAAGTTCATCATCAAGTGAAACATTTATATTAAAGTAATCAGTATCTGTCATATATCCTTGATCATATATGGCATCTGCTTCATTCATCTTTTTAATGATAGCTTCTTGTTTAGCAAAGTTTTGAGCATTGATTGCATTAAGACTATTCATAGATGCAATACCTTCAATCATTGTTTGTGGTGTTTGACCAGCTAATGAAGGAGTCTTATCTATCATAGTTTGTAATCTTCGTTGGCCTTCTGGTGTCATCCATAAACCTATCTTTCTTTCTCTAATGTCATTAATAACATCAGTTACAAGCTCATTATCATCCTTAGCAAGTTTAGCAAAGTCTACACCTTCAGGTGACATGTCATACTGTAACTCTTCAGGAACTAATTGTGATTCTGCTGAAACTAATTGTGCTTCCTCTTGCAATGCTTTATCAATATTCAAAGGCTTTCTTGTTTGAACAGCCGGTGTCATTGTAGTAAGAGGAGACTCTGTTACTTGGTGTGGTTGAGTTATGTTTGGTAATACACCTTGAGTAGCATCATCTGATAAAGCAAGTGCAGTTCTTTGACCATACTTGGCATAAACGGCTGGTGTAATAACTGATGGTAAACCTCCTTTTGGAGGAGTACCTGTAGCTAATTTAAACCCTGGTAGATCAATTACAGATTTAGCTTCTTGCAAATATGGATTACCATATACTACTTGTCTATTACCCGGTAATTTTGCATATGCTGCAATACTACTTGTTGGTTCAATAATACTAGATGGAGCATTTTTAGGTAACTTTAAAAATGGTTTAAGTGGACTAAAGGCCATTGCATTAAAAGCAACATTTAATCCAGCATCTCCCGCACTTGCCCATGAAGGATCTTGAGCAAAATTATAAACAGTTTCTCCAGTAGGTCTAAGCATTTTCATACCTTGAGCTACAGAACCTGCTCCAGTAAAATAAGTAGCAAAATCTATAGCACCAAACATTGCATTTTGATCTGCATAGTCTTCATAGCCTAAAGCTTGTTTTGCCTTTTCATACTCATACATATTTATTGGCATCTCCTCTCTAGAATCCATACCATAATGTATAGCATCTAGAGGATTGGCAATAATGTCAGCTATTCTTTGTCCCCATTCTCCTGCTGTTTGAGGCATTCTACCACTTAACTCAATACGGTTAGGATCATTTGGATCCCAAGATCTTAGTATATTATCTTCAGGTCTAATTGGTTGATCATAGTAATGTCTTTTTCTTAATGCTTCATTTAAATCCCAACCACTAACATTATTAATTATTCTACTATTAGCATCATTTCTTGCCTTAGTTACATGGTCTTTATACTTTTTAATTTGTTCTGCTGTAGCATTAGGAAAGGCTGCTTTTAAATCATCCTCTAGACCATAACCATAACCACCACTTACTACATCATCAAGAACAAAACCTGCAAGTTTATCTGCATCATCCCAACTTATATCTTTAAGACCATACTTTGCATTATTTGTTTGCTCACTCTCAAGAGCCACATAGTTTTCATGAACATAATCTCTAGCAAGATAAGCTCTTTTTTCTGCTAAGTCTTGTTTATGTGATTCATATGCATCTTGTTCTGCCTTAGTAAGTAAAGCTCCGGATGCTCTTGCAACATTCTGTGTAGTTTCTGAATTATAAAAATTTGGATTAACTGCTCTTAATGCTTCTTCTTCTTTCTTTCTTAATTCCTCTTGCTCTTTCTGTAATTTTTTTTGTTGAGCAATATAATCCTCTTCTGCTTTCTTTTCTACAAGAGCTTTGTTTATTGCTACATTACTTTTTATCGGACTAGTTGTAGCTTTAATTTTTTGTTCAGTAGTAGCAAAAGGACTATTTAAAGTTTTATTACGTTGAAGTTCATAATTAGATACTGTAGCTTTAGGTTTATCATCACCCCAATTTGCATCATCAGATTGCATAGCACCTCTCTGAAGAAAGTCTTCAAGATAAATATAGTTCTGATTATCATAAGCTCCACTTCCAGAACCAGCAAAAGACCATGTCTTACCATTCCACTTATACCAACTACCTTGAGGATCTTTTTTATACTGAGTACCTTGGTATTTATAATACTTATCACCTGGTCCCCCACCTCCAACATATTTATCAAGTGAAGGTATGCTAGTTATTTTATACTTAGCCATTACTATATTTTTTCAAATGTATACCCTAATCTTTTTAATTTTCTCATAGTAGCATCATCTACTTCATCTCCTAAGTTATATCCCATGCTACCTCCTTGCTTAGCATATTGCGGAGCATTTTCATCAACAGGTCTATCATTACTTGCAAGTTCATTAAACCACTTAGCTAAAGCATTACTATCCTTTGATAATTTAAGTAAAGAGTACAAAGCATTATTATAGTTTTTACTATCCTGATTTAGTTCTCCACTTTCTTCAGCTTCTTTTTTCCATTTTTCAATATCCTCTGCAGTTATTACTTGATCTGGTTTAAGACCTCTTGCAAATCTTTCTTCAAATATCATTGAGTGGATATTATCTGTTGCAGGATCGGTTTGATAATTATAATAGTCTTCAGCATCAGCTTTTTCTTTACCTTTTAAATCACCCCATCTATCTTTGAATAAGACCAATCCTGGATCAATAACTAAATTTTGTGCAGGAAATTGAACCTCACTATCAGGATCATCAATAAGAGTACTATCTTCATGTGCTAATGTTCTACCTAATTCTTTAGCATTACCTCTTAAACTTCGTTTAACTTCTAAACCAGATGCATTCCAATCTTTATCATAAATTATTTGACCCATGTTTTTAGGATTCTTATCTACAATATCTACATATGTAGGATCTGGTAATTCAGATATTCTTTGAAGTAATGTTGATTCAGGATTATACTTAGGCAATTTTTCTTTCATTAAAGCAACATACTTCTTGTTATTAATTTCATCAAGAGGTAGTGTTCTATTAGCATACCAGTTAGTAAACCATTCTTTCATATCTGGAAGAGGAACACAAATATTTTTTTCCTGATCCCATGCATATCCTTCTTCACATAGTTCTTCTGGTGGCACTGGAATATCAGGATTCTCTGCAAAAGGACCACCTCTCTGCATAGTGTTTAATCTAGGTATAGAAGGGTCATTTATTTCTTCTACTACATAACCACCTTTTATATATTTATTTACTTGATCTTGTGTTAGTTCAGCTTCAACATATGTAGGATTTGTTCTAGCTTTTTCTTCTAGTGCTTTAATTTTTTCTCCGTATTCCATCTCTGGTGAAAATCTAGATACATATGCTGTTCTTCCATTACCTGGTTTCATGCCAGACCACATACCTGCATTCCAATCAAAGTCTGTTGCCTTACCATTGCTGTCTACATAGATAGGCATACCATCTTCTCTATAATGAGAGAATGTCATAGCATGTGATGTCTTAGGACCTTTTATATTTATAATATCCCCAGGTTGTAATAAACCCTTTTCTTTTGAATCAAAATCAGAATCAGTAGTTTTAGCAACTCTTGTAAAAGGTACTGTACCTTTATTTACTGCACTTATAAATTTATCATTAGATTCAAATGCAGTTTTAGATACATCACTAAACTCAGGTTCACACATCCATCCAGATCCTGCTGCCCACATACAATTTGCAGGATTTGACATTCCTAATCTACTAGATAATGTAGGTACACCTAAATTTTTCCAAGCTGTTGCAGCACTTATACCTGGACCTTCTTCTGGATAAACTTGATCTACTACACCCCATGCTGTATTAACTACTTCTTTTGGTAGAGCACTGCCTCTGTCTAACATCTCCTGTATTTGATCCGTTTCTAAACAACGTCCATCATCAAGACATAAAGTTTCTGTTCCAGATACAACTGCACCATTTTCACCACCATCTTGAAAATACATTGCTTGAGGATCATAGATCTTCTTCTTGTAATTTTTCTTTTTAAATAGAGGATTCTTTTTTAATAAAGGATTCTTTTTAAAGAGTTTGTTCTTAGCATAGATTCTATTGGTAGCTTGCAGATTGCTGCTGTATAATTTACTTCCCCCTTTCTTAGCTTCCACTAAAGGAGTTTCTATAACTTCATTAGTATCAAACTGATGTAAACCCGAGTATGGAGCTAATGCTCTACCATTAGCCATAAGAGGTATTCCAGTATTGGACATATCTATTGTGCCATCGGAAGTATTAATCTTCATGGATTTCTTTTTTCTAAATGGGGAGTCATCTCTATATCCCATTTTAGAATTATAGTCTACATCCTTTTTCTTAGCAGGCTCTTTAGTCTTGTCTAAGTTTTTTAATGTAGTTAGAAGAAGTTTCTTATTATACATTACCTAGGAGAAAATTGAGTTTTAGTATTTACAATCTTTAAGATCATGTTAGTATTTCTTGAATCACTCTTAGAAAGTCTAATAAAGTTAATATAATGTCTGAACTTCTTTCTTTGTAATTCAGGTTTACTATAATCTAAATTAAGAGGATTAAGAGATTTTACATAACCATTAGGTTCTGTTACCCAAATGTTCTGATCTTCATAATTACCTAAAAGAACTGTTGATTCTGGATTTGGTAAATATGGACCTTGTGCAGGTGGATAATTTGAACCAATAGGAAACTCACCTCTATCTTTTACAATATCCCAGAACTGATTGATTCTATACTTCTGCTCTTCTTTAGAATATAGAATGTCATAACTTGCTAAGTTAGGTGCAAGTTTAGGAAACTGTAATGATAATGGTATATCATTTTTAGGATATATATTCAAGTTAAGGTATCCGGAAACTTGTTCTGAATTAAATATGACAGCCTGGTCAAAGTTATAATCAAGTACATGGAACTGATCTACACAAATGTTTCTATCTCTTCTATAACACTCTAGATAGTATTCAATACTTTTTACGGTGTTAACCATTTGCGCAGTTACTACAGGCAGTTCTATTTCAAATGGATACTGAACAGCATAGTAATTACAATAGTCATTACAGAAAGCACTATGCTTCCAGAGACCATTCTTTTTTGTAGTAATAAATGTTCCTTTACTTGGAATATAAAAGTCTGGATGCCAGTCATGGAAACTAATCCAGAATTGCAACTTAGGGTCATAGCTTATTGTCCAAGAAGCATCATGAAAATAAAGTGGATTACCTAATTTAAATTTTACACCTCTTGGTGGTTTGTTACCTACAGGTCGACTATCAGTTAGTATAAAATTATCATTAGCACCGTCATAGGCTACAAGATTTTGATATTGAGATTTTAATTTATAATCCTTCTTTGAGAAGAATAATATACTATTGTCATTATCATAACTAGCAGAACAACCAACACCGGCTACAGGATTATCTGTGTGAGGATAATTAGGAAAGTCTTCCAATATTTTAAATGGTAAGAATTCACTAAACCACCATTTCATACCATCTTGTGATATCTCTTGTAGTCCTTCTCTGTAGGAAAAGATTTTACCCTGGTTTTGTGAAACGTAATATAGACCAGCTGGAGTTGATACTACACCAAATCTATTTTGTGATGATCCATACTCATATGGTTTCTCAGCTACTACAACATTTTGTGGAGCTTGATTAAACAAACCACCATCTCCCACAGTTACTTTAGTTCCACTGTCATCAAGTTGAAGACTATCAGTACCTTGATAAATTAAAGGACTATCATTTTCAAAAGTGATGAACATACCTGTCTTAGCAAAACTCTTAACTGAGCTAAGTTTACTTTTGAAGTCTACTTTATTTAACGGTAAGAAAGTTCTCCAAGCATCAATAAGATTTGACTCTTGTTGAGGTAATGAATATGTAATTCTGTTTGGATATGTTACATAACACAACTCAGCTACATTAGGATCATATGACACACCTTGTAGATATCCAGCAGTAAAGTATTGATTAAATAAAAATCTAGCAGCACTTAAGCTATAGTCATATGCATAGAAATTACCTTTAGTAAGTATCTCAGGATTAGAATCAAATAATGATTCAAGATCTGTATAGTTATATTTACTATATGGTCTCTGCCATTGGAAAGTTCCTTTATCTCTAAAATCAACTAACACTTCTGACTCAACAAAGAAGTCTCTAATACCACAAGCTGCTGTATAGAAATAAGAATTTTTTACAGCAAAAAAACCTGGATATGATAACCAACTATTTGATGGTAATAAATAATATGTATTATCTAAGTCATAATAATTTCTTGGTAGCAATCCTTCACCAAAGTCAGGATTACTTTGAAACATTGCTAAGATGTTAGATAAATTAAAATCACTTATATCCCACTGTTGATTGTTTACCTGAAATTTTGGTTCAGGGATCATCTGATTTAAAAAGTAATTCCATTCTGTATTATCTGGAACATCATATAACCAATCATAAAAGAAAGGCATAATGTTTTTCTCAGTGAATCTATTTATGTAGGTGTCTCCTCCAAAGAATGTGGGTGTATATAATTTTCTATGTTCAAAATTTACAATTCCACATACATTTCCAAAGGTTGTATCTGCTAATGCATTTGCTCCAGATGTTGCATCAAAATCAATTTTTTGTTCACAAGGTGTTGTGACAACTTGTTGTACAGTATCAATCTGTCCATACTGATTTTCTATTCTGTACTTTAATCCAACATAATGACTAGCAATTTTATTTATAAAGTTTTTTGACTTACCTGTATCTTTCCAGTTAATTTTATTAGGAACAAAATTATTAACCAAAGGAATCATTGCTAAAGGATTAAATTCTCTAATAGCATGTCCCAATGTCATCAAAGATCCATCAGTACTATGACCACTTGATTCAAGAATGAAATGAGGGCCATCAATTGCACCATTACTTCTTTTGGTTCTTAATATAGCTAACTTAGGTCTTTTAATATTATTGATTCTATATTTTACTTGATTACCAGAACCATCTACATATTCTGGAAATGCTTGAGCTTGATCAAAAACATATATACCTTCCTCCATTGTAAATCTTCTATCAAAGAGTGTATTTGGATTTACAAACTTAAAATAATCACCGTGACCAACTAATTCAAGAGCATACTGTCTTTTTCTAATTACAGCATACATTGTATCAACAGCAAGATTAGCACCCTCTACGAAGTAATAAAGTAATTGTCCACCACCACTGATTGCACTTAATGCTCCTTGAATAGTTGGACCTAACATTTCATAACCAGTATAGGTTTTATCATATACAGGTGTTGTAATATATTTACCTTTATCGGCAACATCTTCATATGAAGTTTTAAATATACTTTCTAAAGAAGTACCTCCAGTAAAAGTTTCTGCAAAAGCTCCACCTGCTGAAATATATGTATTTAGTTTAGTTTGAAAACTGGTTGGTCCAGTAAATACAGCGTTTTTAGTGTCAGTATATTCATTCTGTTCATTATTTAAAAATATTGGATCACCATTATTATAGTTGTCTCCATCTATCTTAGTATTAATAGTACTTGGTGTTGTAACAAGTGCGCCTGGTATTGTTCCATTGGGACCATTAATTGTATTGGCAGTAGCTCCACCATCAATTTTCATTTTGGCTTCATAATCTGGACTAAAATTACCAGCAGGGTAATTAATTTTAAGTTCACCTAGACCTTTTAGAACAGCATTAATAACACCACTTGCAATTGCAAACAATACTATTTCATTACTAAGTAATTTAAATTGAGGATGCTTACTTGGCTCAATAAAATACTGAGTAGCTTCTCCTTGCACACTACCATAAATTTTTAATTCAGATGTAGACAAGTAAGGATTAATAAAACTTGTATCAGGAGAATGAAAAGAAATAATATCCTTTGGTATATTCTGATTTACTTTATCATTATCATTGTCTCTACTTGTAATAAAAGGATCATTATACAAGTAATTATAATCTCCTGAATTAAATGTATTTTGAGTAGGAACAATTGTATTAAATGGGTAATTAGCATATAAACCTTTTACACCAGCATCTGCCGCACTACCTCTTGGATTATAATCTCGGAAGTTATTAATCATCCCTTTAGCAAGTATACTTTTATTACCATGTCTAGAACCTCTTAAGATCTCATAACCTACAATGTTAGGAATGTCATTTCCATCATTGTCTTTTGGAAATATGATATTCTTAAATTGCACTCCCATGACTCTAATAAAATACTGTCCATTTGCTTTTCTTACAAAGTGATTAGTTGTAGAATGCAATGCATTATCTGGAAACTTATGATGTCTAATTGGTTTACCACACAGATCATAGTTAGGATCTGTAGTTCTTGTCCAGCATTGAGAACTTGAATTCCATACCTCAGATTGTGCATCAGGATAGTTTTCTACAGATTGCCAGTATCCCATTTTACCACTTGATATAATAGTTCCACCTTCAGGTGCTGAACTAGAAGCTGTTGAAGTTACACTAGCTGTATTTATACTTTGAAAAAACATTGTGTCTCCAGGTAAAGTAACTCCTAAACCACCATTGTATGGAGCATTCTCTACATATGATGTTCCATTATAAGTATAATTAGTAGCTGGTCTTCCCGGGATATGATAAGAAGCAGATTTATCACCAGTATCATATACCCAACGGATAAAGAATGCATACACCTCATCTCTTAAGTATGAAGTATTTTTTCCACCATCAATATAATATCTTTCAGGATATTCAATTGAGACCCATTCTGTTTCTATTAAGTTAGCTAAAGGTTGATAATTAAAATCAAACTTACCAGTTGGTCCTACTCTTAGTAGATAACTATTTACTTCTGTCATTTGGGCTGATTTCTCAAACACTGGGTTTTGAAGTATCAACTCTTCTACTGGGACAGTTACTGTTGTTTCAGGAATTTGATCAAGAACAATTGTTTTTATTCTTGTTGAATAATAACCAATTCTTTTTGCACTTAGGTTTTGGTCAATAAATCTTACAACAACTAATTCAAACTCATCAAAATGTTCTGAGTCAGCATCAACAGAAATTTCAAATGACCCTCTCTCATTTACATCATTGAATATAGGTTGTATATAACCAACAGAAAAATAATTTGTAATTCTTTGTCTATCAATAACATAAGCACCTAAGACAGCATAAGAACCATTTTCTAATACACCTTGTTGCTCTGCAAGTCTTAAATCAAAACAAGGAGTCTTCACTAATGAGGCCAATCTAATAGCATCACAGTCTAATACATTTATAGGTTTACAAATTTTACAAGGAGTAGGTGTATTACCAGTAGTTGTTTGACATCTTTCTTCCCAAGCTACACCAGGCCATAAAATTCTATTAGCACTACCATCACCATAATAGTTTATAGTAGTTGATCCCGAAGCTCCTCCTAACCAAACATAATTATCTGGTGGCCATGTTTTAGGATCTCCAACATTTAATAGCCTATCAGGATTTAAATTATCTGCCCAATACACCTGCCATGTACAATCATCTTTTAATTTGGATGCTCCAGAAATTAAATATAGTTTATTAAAGTTCAAACATCTGTCTTGTACAATAGGTCTGTAGTTACAAACATCAGATTCAAATAATCCAATCTCTGACATAATTGCATTAGTATTCTGTGCATCATAACCAACACTATAAATAATCCATTTGTCACTAAATAAATGTATAGCACCTATTATGTAGATAAATGCTGCATTCATTGTCTGCCCTGTTTGAGCACACAATGCATTAGATTCCTCATTAGATAATGTACCGAGGTCTCCTTCAGCGGTATTATTTACAGCATTCCGGGCATGTGTCCACATCCCTTCTTGTACAAATAAAGGATCAGCATCTTTATTTAATCCTTTAATAAAAGAATTAGTTTGCTGAGTAGTTGATTCTTGTTGAGCTTTTTTTGCCATGTTATAATACTCTTAGCTTATTGTATTCTCTGTAATAAACATTATTAGGAGAATGACTCTTGAACATATCATAATACTTACCATATTGAGCTTTTCTATTGGCTGCCCAAATTTGTTCTATTTCTCTAAAGTTTGGAGTATTTACTAAACTTAATGCTTGATTTCTTGCAGCTTTTAATTTAGGACCTATTAACTGCAACCTTTGAGCTACATCTTCTCCATTCATATAAAGATTCTCAAGGATTCTTTCTTTTAATGCATACTCATAATATTCATTTAGAAGTTCATGATCTGGAACCATCAAGTTTCCATTCTCATCTTCAAGATGTGCTTGATAATTTAGATAGACCTTACCTTCTTTAAATGTAGTATTTAAGAATCCAAATTTTATCCAACCTTCATCTGCAGTATTGTAATATAAATTTGGACATTCACACTCAATCTCTTGACTTGCTTTCATTCTAAGAGGTCTGGTGTATCTAAATACTCTTACCTCACCTGGTTTAACAACTTGAACTAATTCATATGCTTCACCTTTACAGTTCATAAATACTCTAGGTTGAACTACTCTAGGTGCTATACATGTATCTCCATATGGTTGATCAGGATTATGAGTTACACAAACTCCTTCTTTACCATTAAAGCAACATGGTTGATCTACAGGAGCTTCACAACAATTCAATATTGTTTTAGATGGAAACTCTCTATAAGGCACTTCTTCAATATGAGTACCCCCGGTAGGTGTACCTGACTCATATACATACTCTCCGCAGATTAAAGCAAAATTAAATGTATAGAAGTTATCCGGTAATTTTACTTTATTATGATGAACATCTAATATAACTTCTGTTTGTTGATTAATTCTTAATCCTAAGTCATAGTTAATTTTTCTCACCAGTTTGATTAACTGCTGAGGTTCAATCATATTCTCTAATGCAAAAGTATGTAAGTCAATACTTACATCTTCTAGAAGCTGATCAAAGGTTCTATATTTGAGAGTGTAGTTAAAGTCCATTATCTTAAAATATTTTGACCGTCATCTGTTGTATCAACAGGTATCTGAGCAATCATTGTTAATTCCTTCAATGCAAATTGTTCTATTTCAGAAAATAAATATTCTGGAACATTCAATGGTTGGTTTTGTATAGGCTCACATTCATCTGAATCACATGTAGGCACATCATTTTCAAATATGGCTTCTATTCTCATAGCATCCCAATCTACATTAGGTACATATAGATAACCATTAAGATACCAGAAGTATGGTCTCTTATTATATTTGAATGTAGTTGACTTAGTAATAGAAACCCAAGTTCCCGGATCAGTTCTGAACATTTCAATGCCACCATCAATTGATGAAGCAGTTCTAATGATTGGTCCAAACATCCCGTCTAGAATACTTGGAAGTTTTTCTTTAGATCTTTTAAAGTAACATTCTGAGTATACACCTACACACCCAGCCTCTACTCTATCAACATCAATTAGTTCTATATAGGGTAGAACTTTAAAGATGGAGCTTATCTTCATCAATCTAAATTGATTGTCCTCTCTTTTAATTAATGTCTTAGCATACTTGGTAAGAACAAAGTAGATTTGACGGTCTGTTAAGAACGGATCTTCTTTAACAGCTTTTAGTGCATTTCTAACTCTTGATATTGCTTCTCCAATAGTTGTCATAATTCAAACTCATTATAGCTTTTCAAAGCTTCGTTTTCTTTCTTAACAGCAATATTTCTACTAACTGTTTTTTGATATATCTGTCTAAGCTTTGCTGTAGCATCAACTACAACATACATGTTCCAGTTCTCAGGATAATTTTTAGAAACAGCTCTTTTAAATTCTCTACATGCTACAAAACTCCAAAACTCTCTGTTCCTCATTTTGTGTTTAGGTGCATGACTAGTAAAAAATATCTTAGCAAGTTTACCGTCTGTATCAAAATTGCTATTGGTTACAGTAACCCCATACTTATTAGATTTAGCATAATCAACATTTGCCTTTTTACTTTTCTGGCATGTGCCGATGAATAACCAACCTATTGTTTCTGGTAATTGTACACCATCTCTTTTTTCAATTACGGTATTAAAAACTAGTTTGTTAAATGACTTTATTATATTCCTTAAGTCATCATTACTATAGTCTCTATACTTACTATGCTTCTTTCTAAAATCATCAAAGAACTTCTTATCTAACACACTGTGCACTTCTGGTCTAAACCTTGGTGCTTTTAAATCTGGTTTCTTAAACTCTTTCATATTAATATACTAAAAATAAATGACATTAACAAATATAGCTATAAAACAAAACCCCCACAAGTGTGAGGGCTTTGCCGTTGTTGTTACAGAAACCAACAAACCTGCAACAAATTATCCTATTACAGCTACACTATAAAAACCTAAACCACCAGGTACTACTTCTGTTATAGTAATTTGGTTAGTGCTATTAATAACATATGTATAGTCAGTACCATGTACAAATGTAACAAAAGGTAATGGTAAAACACTTCCTCTTACAGATACAACAACATCACTTGTTTGTAAGCCGTGTGTAATTGTAGCATTTCCACTTAATCCTTGAGCAGTATACTTTAAAGGAACAGTTCTGTTTGTTACACCACCCATTGTAACTGGAGTATCCAATTTAAATGGATTAAGTGCAGTACCATTTCCAGTTAAACCACCACCAACTTGTGCAGCGGCTCCATCAAAGTTAAGAGTCAATGTTTGAGTTGCTCCATTGTATACAGCATCAATACCAAATCCACCTACTGTATTATCTAATACATCATTGATTTCAGTATTGATAAGTAAATTAATAGCAGATGCATTAGTACTTAATGTATAAGCTGTTGTATTTGGAGTAGGAACTGCACTAGTAAGTTGAAGAAGTGTTTCACCAACACCTAGAGCAAGTGTAGTATCTTTACCATTTACAGTATAAGTAGTATCATATGTTGGAGCAGTACCACCTGTAGCAGTTACTGTTATATGTGTACCAGGAGCAACTATTGATTCTTTAGAGTCAATAGAGTAAGTTGTTAAGTTACCTACTACTGAAGTTGTGATAAAACTATTAGCACTTGGACCAGGAGCTACTGCTGTTAATGGAATTACATTAATTAAGGCTGGTAGGTCAATATTTACTGTGTAAACAATATCAATACCAGGAGTAGTATTAGCAGTAATATTTAACAAGTTATCTGTGTTCTGAAGAATAGTCTCAAGAGCTAACAAATTGAATGTAGTTGTTGTTCCTACTGTAGTTGTAGTAACAGTAATATTCTGACTCCCTACAACATTGTATACTGGAAGTGTAAGATTAAGATCAGCAGCAAGTTGAGCAAAGTCCAAATCTAAAACATACTGAGTAGTATTTCCTACAGTACTTGAAGTAACAAGAATATATTCTGAATCTGATACTACAGTTGTAATTGGAACATTTGCAAAACCATCACATAGATAGTTTACAATTTTAGTGATTACAGTATCAAGATAATCATATCTTTTAATTACAGAGTCCTGACCACATAGAATATCTGTTCCTGTGTAAACAATGCATTGTGCATTGAATACCTCTGCGCATGATGGTGGACAAGGCTGAGTAACTACGTATGTATCTTTACATCCGCAGTTTTTAGTACATGTGTGTGAAGTTGCCATTTTATTTTTATTTAATTAAACATATATACATTTTAAAATTCTCCTTTTGGACATGGATCTGGTGTTGGTATTGTTGCACCACATGGTGAAATAAAGGCAGTTAGTCCTTCCAACCTTTGAAAAAAGCCACCTACATTATCTTCAAAATTTGCATTACATGTAAATGGATAATAGTATTGACTTTCATAACGAGTATTTACAGGAAGTGTGGCATCAACAGCAGTTGGATTATCATAAACTGTTGTAGCAGCATTAGCAAATCTTGGAACTTTTTGATCTTGTGTTACATGTGAAATAATATAATTCATGTGACCGGTGTCAAATGAATTATTACCTCCAGCTCCACTAACCCATGATGCTTCACCATCTTTCCACAAACCTAATATTAATGTGCCATTTGCAGCAATAACTTGACTAAACACAGTTGATAATGAAGTACTATTATCAGAAGTTCTAAGTACAGGATCCCAATCAATTGGAACTATTCTTTGAGCCACTTTCCAACCGGCAGGATTTTGATATCTATCATCAAGTTGATATCCTGCAGGAATAATACTTGGTGGAATTACTGAATTACAAGTTGTACCAACACCAGTATAATTAAAAGTAACTGAACCATTAGGGTTAGTATATACTCCACCAGCTCCTTGAAAAGGTACACAATTAAATACATCAAAATAACTATCTTGATTTGCAGCATAATCCCAAGTAAGTGCTGAACTACCATTTGCTAATGGAACTATAATAGTACCTCTAAAATGTAAAACATTTCCTATTCTTCTTACCATAGGTGGAGAAGCTACATTATTATTAGGAATATAATCAAAACCTAATAGTCTAACCCATCCTGTATCTTGCACAGCTGCTGTTAACACACCGGATGTTAAAGTTAAATTAACTGAATTTGTGTCAGCAACATTTAATGAAACACCAGATGCCCAGTTATATATATCACATAATGCAACCCAAATATTATTGATTGCATCAGCAACTGTATTATAAGCACCAGATTCTATCCAGTTTGGATTAGTAGAGAAAGCTGTGTCTGTAGTAAGTTGAAGATCACTGTCTTCTATACAGATAGCATTAACTGCACTAATTAATTCACCAGTAGTTCCTGTTGCTGCATAAAATGGACACCATACATTATTTATAAATTCTTGAAGAACTACATTTATAAACTGTGTAGATCCACTATTTAAAGAACCTACATTACACTGTAATGTAAATGCTGGTATTTCTGATTCAGGAATTGGAGCATTTTCTAATTCTTCAAGTCTGATAAGAATATCAGTTATCTGTGAATTAATAGTAGCTATTTCATCAATAAGAGAACAAACCTTTTCAGCAATCATTTGAACATAGTCTAATAATTGCATAGTGGTTTGATTACCATTTCTAAAACATGGTGCAACTGTAACAATACAATCAGGACATGTTCCTGTTATTTTTTCAGTTGGACCAACCCCTTGTAGTTCACAAATCTTTTCAATTAATAATTGAATAAGTGCTTGAAAATCTTTTGGGCCACATGCTGTAATACCTAAACAAGATAGATCATAATTACTTACATTGGTTTGATCAAGTATAGTACATAGTTCAGTTGCAAGGGCTGCAACAACATCAGATACTGAATCTCCCTTGCATATATTAATGCAAGAAATATCAGGTCCCTGCCAAATTATACAATTTGAGGAAACCGGGTTACATGGTCTGTTATCTAAATTTAAAGGTTTCATACTTTTATCTATTTATAATATACAAATTAATTTCCACAATTGCAAGAAGAATATGATTTTCCTGAGTTACACGCGCATGGGCAAGATGGACATTTATAATTTGGATCCTTCAATGCTTGTATATCAATCAACTCTTTTTTAAGTAACCACTTCTCATCTTCATCTGGACAGCAGTTTGTGATTCCATATCTTTTTTCTAAAACAACTTTATACATTACTTGTGAGAATCTACAAGTTATTTTATCATATTCATCAGGATTACAATTTGGAGTATTGTATCCAGGTTTTACAGTTCTATTATTTTTAAATGTTGGAGGAAGACAGACACCATGTTGACATTCACCAAAGAATTGAATATATGCAAACGGATCATCATTTGGATCTTCTATTTGTGAAGATGTTCCAGTTGTACAATATTCTGTTGTAGCACTAGAAAATGGGTTTTCATTAATAGGTGCTGCAGCCTTATCTGCATTTAATTCTTTTTGATAAATTGGTAAATTATCTGGAGTAAATGGTTCAATAGCAATCCAATCTCCTATAGGGCAATTTGGATATTCTGAGTTAAATGGGATCTCTAAAAATACTAAATCATAGTCAAAGAAATATGCATACCATTTATTATCTGTTGAATCAAAATAAACATACATCTCACCTTCATCTGTATAAACTTGATATGTTGGTTTACCATTAAAAGTTTCCCCTGTAGGTTCAAGTATAAACTGAAGAATTGGATCATTAATGGTATAAAGATTCATGTTTATACAATCACAGTTTTCTCCACAACCTCTAGTCTCAAAAGTTGTATCAATTCTGTCTATTTTACATGGTATAGGTGATACAGTAACAGTATCTGAAAGTGAAGGCCATTGTTTATAAAACACACCATCAGTTGGACATGTACTACTATCTGATTCTTTATATGCAATTACCTCATCATTATTTATTAGATCAATAATTTCCCATCTACTTAAAGATACATTATATGATAATTGATATTGTTCTCCAATAGCATAACTTGGTGAAGCAAGATAAACTGGATTATTATTTTGATCATAGTAAGCAAAAACAAAAGAAACATTGATTGTTACACATTGTCGGTTAACTGGACAAGTAGTAATTCTAAAGCATACAACACCACAATCAAATCTTTCCCATACTCCTATAGGACAATCACTTGTTGTACATAGTTTATGAACTGCAATATAACCCTCAAAAGTACCTGTTGATACTCCAACAGCATACCAACAACCATCTGGTTGATAAAATAATTTATAAGCTGTATACTTGCTATAGTCATCTACATAATTGATATAAGTAATATATACAGGTTTACCATTAATTACTTCATCTATAGCCTCAAACTGCCAATTATATTCTTGTGTTATTTCTCCATCGGTTATTGTATATGTTGACTCTAAACAGCAGTTTCTATTAGGAACCCATCCTAAAACACAAACTCTATCACTTTTCTCATGAGGCTGTAGAGTAATTGTTTCATATTCTTTATCACAACTTAAATAGGTATAGGTTTTTACTTCTTCACTATAGTTTGTAATAGTACTACATATACATGGAAGATTAGTTCCACAATCTTCACAATCTACATATTCTTCTATAACTAATACTGGAATAGCTCCTATATGTTCATTAGTTTGTTCAATGTTCCAACACTCATTACAATCTTTAATTTTAACAGTCTTACCAACGTAACCTGTTAAATCAGTATAAGTAATGATTGGGTCAGCTTCCTCTAAACAGTCTACTAACTTCCAATATGTTCTACTACATTCTAAACAGTTTGTATAAACATCCTCTAATTTAATTATCTGAGGGTTTGGTGGAAGATAATTAATCTGCTCTACTTTATAACATCCACAATCAAGTTTAACTACTTGACCTATGTAGGCTTCTAAATTTAATAATGTATATATTACATCATTATTATCACAAGAAGTTAGTTTGTAAGCAATATATCCTATACAGTCTTCACAAGTTTTAAAACTTGATGACACTGTAACATCTATAGGACAATCACATTCTGCTGGGCATTTACTAGTTAGAGTTGATACACCTTCTATTCTTGGTAGCCAATTGATTAACCCATCACTAGATCTAGGACATGTTTCTGGAGTTTCACTTGTAATTGCTACATACTTAACTAAAGGATTAGAATCTCCATAAGCATCATATGAAAAAACCCATTGATCTTGTTCATTTTTCCATATGTAATATGTAGTACCATCATTAACAAAACTATATAGAGTATCTCCATTATAAGTACCAATAGAATTTGCAGTTGCTGTAAATGGAGTAAAGAAACTAGGATTAAGACTAGTCACATCAACTATTAAACAATCACAATTTCCCTCTGATAAACTTACTTCCCAACAACCATCTTTACCAATTATTCTTACAATATTATTAGTACCAAAAGTATATGGTAAAAGTGAATCTGAATTACTATAAATTACTACATCTCTGTTTTCACAGTTAGTAAGTTTAAAACATAGTGTAGAACATTTAGCCTCGTCATTCTCAACTGTACAAGCTCCTAATTCAATAATAGTATAGTTTTGAGAATCATTCTCAACTAAAGGATATATCTTAGAACATATCTTAATGTAGGGTTTGTTTTGTATAGTAGTTACTTCTACCAATTCATTGTTGTTATCTACATAAAGGAAGCCGTTGGTATTTGATACATAGTAACATTTTAAGTCACAATCACATGGAAGATCTGGATCAGGAAATGCATCAATAGATTCTAAACATTCATTATCATCTAACTTAACTATGTAAGCACATCCTGTATATTCTTTACTATCAACAGTAATAAAACCATCAACATATGGTTCAAATTCATCATTGTTAGAAATAAATGTAGGTGAACCATCACAGGGTATAATTAAATAACATGCACATGTTAATGTTATTTTTTCTACTGATGTACAACTAGGTGTACCATTACAAAAGTCAACTTCTCCACCATCCGGACAACTCCATGTACCAGGTTGATTTGGATTAGCTACAGATTGACCTACCATATCTCTAGTAGAGAAAAGAATAAATGGTTCAAGTTGTGCAGGTGAGGTTCCGCAGTTTCCAGCAGATATAGCTGGTGCCATTAGATTTGCTTGAAAGTATGATGATGTTGTATCATAAATTTCTGCAGCAAATGCAAAGTCTGTTCCAGCTGCATTATTAAGACCTGCTAATTTAATAGTATGTGTACCTGGAGTTAAAGTTATAGGAAATGTATGCCAATGTCTAAATGGTGTTGTTACACTTCCGCTAGGAATATTTAAAAATACTGCAAGGTTTCCATCTATATAAAATTTTACATAGTTATCTCCTGCAATACCTAACATGTATTGTTTTGTTTCAGGACCTTCAACTTCAATACAAAATTCAAATGCTAGTTCTTGATTTGCAGGAAAAGAAGGAGCACCAACACCAGCTATATTTAATCTGCCTCCGCATGTTCCTGCAGGACATAACGTATTTGTTACTGTTGAACAAGGTGCTGTTCCTTTACCCCATACTTCATTCTGAACATTAGCAATTGGAATTACTACAGGTCCTGCACCATTATTCTGATTTAAAGTATATAATGCATTACTTGAACCATAACCATATATTGGCCAAGTCATTGCAGTAATATCAGGATATAGTCTTAAACCTGAGTCACAATAGTAACGTGATGTATCACCAGCTTGAAGTTGGATCAACTGACCAGAATAGTTAGCTGCTACCGTAGTAATTTTTACACACTCTCCTTCTATAAATTCAAATCCTACTGGACATGGACATGGTTGAGGTGGATTACATGAAGGACATTTTCCATCTAAACAACCCTGCTTAGGACTTAATACCGGCATTGTTGGTGCTCCAGGATATGTTATAGTACCTGAAGTATATTCTTGAAATACACTATAACACTTACCAGTTTTTAATTCACCTCCTGTACCTGGATATGAAGAAGTACCTTCATATGAATATACTGCACCATTGATTATTGGTAGTGAACCTCTGAAAAATATTTCAACACCTGTACAACATTCAACAAATCTTAAATATGCTGTTGTTGCTTCTGCTGATATAGCCGTAACATTTGCCATTACTTAATAAACTTATGTAAATTTTTATATCTGTCTTTACCCCAAGTATTTAGTTTGGGTTCATTTATTGTCTTTGGTTCTGGTTTTAAACCTCTCTCATAAGATTGCAAACAACCACTACAAACAGCCTTACCATTTGAAGCAGTTCTTCTTTGACATCCACAAGATAATTTTTTTGAACAGTTAGGACATACACTCATTTTGTTGGTTTTTAATGATTAACAATTTCTACAATCAAATTTATTTAAAAGTTTGACTGCATAGTTAAATAATGTCATTCCTTCTTGACTTTTATGACATACTTCAACTTTAGCTTTTGCAGCTTCTATATACATTTTAATTAATCTAAGCTCTCTTAGCTTTTCTTTTACTTTAGCTGGAGGATCACAATCTGCAGCATCTATATCACAAAGAATTTTTTCATAGTGATTTAAAGCACATGTGATTCTAAGGTGATTATATTCTACATAGACTTTACATTCCGGATCAATTGCATACTTAATTACATATATTCCATCAGGCAATGCTGCAAATGAACTTTCACAATTTTCAGTTTGTATTTCAAAACTACATGCAGTATATGTAGGACTAGATTCTGGTTCAAATCTAATTTCTGTAGCACAATTAAATCCCGGCACTGTAACAAATAAAGTAGGTCTAAATATACCTACCAATGGAGAATATACACTTGTATCAAATATCTTGAATACACAAGAATTTGTTACTGTTGGGATCTCTAAACTTAATACATGATTTGCCATATGCTTATATATAAAAAAAGGAGAGGAGAAATTATACTCTCACTCTCCTTTATATGAGTTTTACAACTTTAATTATAATCCTTCATCCGCAGGGATTGGAACCAAATATGGTGCACATGGCTCTCCTACAGGAGTATCAAGAACTTGACATCCTGATCCACATAAATCTAACCATTTAGTTAATTCAACCCAGATAGGACTTAATAATGGAGCACCACCTGTTGTAGGAATAACAATCTCTAACAAGTATTGATCATTGTCAAATGTTCCAGTTGGATTGTACATTCTAGGTACATTGTGTTGTAAATAGATTCTGTCATAAAGACCATCTCTAGATACACCAGCTGCATTTAACAAGTCATATCCTTGAGTGATCTCTCTGATACGGAAGTCAGTAGCAAAATGGTTTTGTCTGTAAGATTCAGAAAGAATTACATCTCTCACTACAGTTTCACCAAGACCATTTACTTGACGGCCATAACATTCTACACCAACACAAAGTGTTTGGAATTCACATGGAGAACCAGTTAAGTCTACTTCAGAAGCATAGATTCTCAAAGGCTCTACTTCATAGAAGTCAGAAACTTGGAATGTACAGTTATCAAATCTTGTTTCATAGTATGCACCATTTAATACAAGACCACCACATAAACCATCAAAAGATGGAACAATTGGAGATACATAATTATCCCAAGTACCAACACCACCCAATGCAGCTACAGTAGCAGCAGGAGTTCCTGGAGGATACCAAGCATCTAATGCATCATCAATAACAACTGGATAAACAAATCCATTCATCAATGGAGAGTTCAAGATTTGATTAGCCCACTGAATGTAAACTAATACTGGATCAGTTGATACAGGTGCAATAGCGGGATCATCTGGAGAATCTGGACAACATCCAGTATAAGCTTCAAGAGTTAAATAAGAGTTGTGATTCAACAATCTCATTGCAGGAGAACCCTTAACATCTAAACGTAGATAATAAGTCTCACCACACAAGAATGGCTTACAACAATCCCCAGCAGTTTCTCCTGGATTAGAGCTTGAAGGTGGATTTGCAACTGTCCAAGGAGTAGTACCAACGTGAGTAACATATCTTTGAGCATCATTAGCAGATGCATAATACAACTTGCTAACATACTTAGCTTTGATTGTTTTAGATTTGTTAGACTCTAAGTAACCACCAGCAAAAGGACCAATTTTGTCATTCTGCATTAATGATCCAGAAGCTAAAATTAATTCACAGCAGTCTGATAAGTTAGCAGATGGTTGTGGAGTAACTTGAAAATTGTTAGGATTAATAAAGGTAATTTCCCCAGCAGGCAAAGTATTTGCAACTGAAGTACCTAATTGAACCCCTGTCAATGGAGAAATGCCATTTGTAGCTACAAAGACCTTTCTAAAGGCATGATTAAAATAAGACATTGTTTTTTGTTTTAGTTAATAAATATATACACTATAATATACTAAATCTTTTTGAAATAACAAAATTTATTTCAAGAAAGTTAGTTTATATCTTGCTGAGTTAATTGTGTCCTTAACAGTATCTAATGAATTTACCAGTTCTGAGTAAGGCATTTTAGATTGTAAACCATTTACCATTGCAGTCATATCATTTAAATATGATATAGCATCTGCTACTGATTCTAGTTTTCTTGGTGCCACTTCTGCATATGTAAGAAGTTTACTTGATGCTCCTTGATATCCTTCTGCTAAATCATCAGCATGTCCAGGCAATGCATCATATAAATCATTAAGTGCTTTGTGTGCAGCATAAGATCCAGTACCTTGTACTTTTAAATGTAGCTTATGAAAGCTAGTTGCACCATTCATTAATTCAGATACACAAGCTGCTGTCATTGTATCACAATTTGCTCCTGCCGGTGCAGTTGCATAAGATGCATTTGATGCAGCCTCTCTCTTAAGCATTCTAGGTTTTTCCATTACTATTAGTTGTTACGTTCAGCACCTTCTGTACCTCTAGAGAATTGGTTTCCTGACTCAATATCTCCAGCAAGTATACTAGCTGCCTCATCAATTATTAATTCAATTATATCATCCTTAAACTCACACTGTACTTCTGCAGTAGAAGCAAGGTTTGTATAAGGGTCTACACAACCATTGATTTGTATCTTAATTGGCTGTCTATAGTAAATAAGGTCAGCTTCCTCAATATCAAACTCCTCATTAGTGTAAATGTTTGCATTCCCGCCTTTTAATGTAGCAAAGGTTTCACCCCATTCAAAATTTGGTTGCTTTGATTTATCTCTAAGTAGTTCTCTTAAGTTTCCTTCTTCAGCAAGATAAACTACCATAGGTCTTTTTTCACAACAACCCTTTTTACTGAGAACATCAACTCTTTTCCACTGAAGATAATCTTCAGGTAGTGGAGCTGTGTAGTAATATTCTTTGTCAGCTACATTAAGATCAAATGTTTCAAGCAATATCTGCATGTCATCTTTTCTTCTTGTTGAACCCTCATCACCTTCTTTAGTAAGATTTATACCATGAAGTTGTCTACGGGCCCATTCAACTTGAGCCTTATTAAAAGCCTCAACAATCTGCCAGCAAGTTATGTTGTCATAATCTTGACTGTCTAGCTTGTTAAGCCTTTGTTTAATCTTTATGGTAAGAGTACTATTAAGCATAGCTTATTTTCTTTTCTTAGTTTTTACAGCACCACCTCTTTTTTGAATACCCATTGCTTTTAATTGCTCATAAGTATATTCAGCCGGTTCTCCTGCTACAACACCTTTAACAGTATTAGAAGATTTACTTGGTGTTGGGTACATACTATTAATCATTCCCATTTCACGTCTAGGTTCTTCATAAGCAGGTCTTATTCTATCTACTGAAGGTTTTATTACAGATCCTTGAGTAGCAGCAGATCTTGCATTCAGTGCTTGTTGATTTGCAATATCTACATTATTTCTTGAACTTGATGCTGATTTTGACATTTCTTGAGCAAGAGCAGCCGCATTCATTCCTGCAGGTGGAGAGAAAATACTTCTTGAATTTTTATAACCACCAGTAGATCCTGGTTTGTTAATCATCATATTAACTTCACTATCACCCTCACCTTGAAATTTCTTCAAAGATTTTTTATATGCAGCCATTTCTCCACCAGCTTTTTTATAAGCCATTGCTTTATTGTCATTAAAAACTTTAAGTGGATTTGGTTTATTAGTCTTTTTCATAATTATTTCTTTTTACGTATTTTACCAAGTGTGATAGCAAGTCTTGCTCTTTGACCAAGCTTACCACCTTTTTTAGCTGCAGCTTCTAATTTAGATTTAGGAATTTTCTCACCTTCTTTTACTCCAAGAGATTTTCTTAAAGCACCAGGTTTTTTAATAGCTCCTTGTATCCATTTCTTTTCAGCCATGACTATTTCTTTTTACCATTTTTCTTAGCAGCTGTGATAATATCAGCTCTTGTAATCTTATCTTTAGGAGCAGCCATTGCAGCTAACTTAGCATTTTTAGCACTCTTTGTTTTTTTAACTATTGTCTTTTTCATAACTTCAGTTTTATAATTAACCTCCGTATAGTGGTCTTTCACCACATTTACCATTAGCCAATCTTTGTGTTCCTGGAGGACATCCAGTTTTTACTGCTTCAACTGTACTTGGTTTAGCACCACCGGCTTTCATTTGCATTGGTCTAATAGTAGCATTGTAACCAGGCATACCAACTATGTCCTGTGTAATACCACCTTTTTTCATTTTTTGTCCGCCACATTTAGCGCATCCTAATTTTGCCATGATATATAATTTTTAACAATTCCATTTTCTTAAAGACTTGTTGATCCTTGAATCCGGATCTTTTGCAGTCTTTGCACTTGTAAGTTTTTTCTTCATCCCTTCCATTCTACTGCAGAAACTCTTTCTTCTTTTTGCAGCTTTACTATCTGGATCAAGTTTAGAAGGCTTGGTAGTCACAGCTGTCTTAAGTTTACTTCCTGGATTTTCTCTCCTGTAAGAAGCAACTCCTTTTGCATTAAGACCCCCAGATGGATTCTTACCTTCTTTTCTTTGCCATGTTGCTGACTTTGCCATCTTTCTTCTTTTTAGGATAAGGATTTTCTTTATGCCATTTCTTTGTAGCTGCTATACCTTGTTTAATAGTTTTAGCTCCTGCTTTCTTGGTAAGATTAATTGTATCCCACTTTCCTTTATCTTCCGTAGGATGATTAACCATTATATCACCGGGTTTACCTTTACCAATCTTATTGGTCTTTTTGTAAATCCTGTGCTTTTCACCATCTGCAGTAACTCTTGCCATTACTTCTTTTTCTTTTTAGCTTTTACAGTACCACCTTTTTTAAAGCCCATTGCAGATGCAAGATCTTTAACTCCAGACTTAAGTTTCTTATAAGTTGAAGAACTAGTCATGTTTGGATAAGTTTTTTCTAAAAAATCATCAGCCTTTTTTAAATCTTTTCCAATAGGAGTTTTTGGATTAAAAGGTTTTGGTTTCATCTTAGCCATAGGCTTAGGTACAAACTTTATACTTGGTTTTGGATTTGCCATGATTACTTACTAAAGTTTTTTAATACATTCATTTGTTCTTGAGCTAATGCTTTAACATCTTTCATTTTTTGAGCATTCTTTCTAATCTCATCTGCTCTCTTTAATGTGTTCAAGTCAGATTCAATTTCCCATCTTCTCATTTCTGCCTTAGCTGGACCAGAAATAGAAATACCTACTGAAGTTTTCTTAGTAGGTGCTTTTTTAGTAGTTGTTTTCTTAACCGCCATTACTTTTTCTTTTTAGTAGTTGCTTTAATTTTCTTCTCTTGTTTCAGCATTTGCTTTGTTGGTTTCTTTCCAGAACCTGCATTAGCACGGATGTTATCCCAGAGACCTCTCTGGGAATAACTACCGTCTTTTCTCTTTAGCATCTGCTTAGGCATCTTAGCAAGATTTTTTGCCTTTCATAGACATACCATACTTAGCTTTTGGAATAGCTGTTTTAGGAGCTTTAGAAATTCCACCAACTTTTCCACCTGGGGTCTTATCAGCTTTAGTCAATTTTTTTGACTTTGTTTTAGTTACATTAGTTGCCATTTTATTTTTGTTTTAAGAGTTCCAAATCTTCTCAACAGAAGATGAAAGCTCATTCAAAATATCCTCATGTAAAGGATTTTTCAAGTGCTCAATTACATCTGATACATTTCTACCAAGTAGGGAACCTGACTTAGCATGATAAATATATCCATCTGCCTTATTAATAATATACTTAAAAAAACTGGAATCACGTACAATTGATTTAATTTTTAATGTTTCCATGTCTAAATTAGATGCATCTATAAATGATCTAGCAGATCTTTCTTTGTTTCCTTCAGACCCTTCTCCATTGATATGTCTATCCATATTTTCATAGATAATATCTAAAGGAGTAGATTTTCTATATTGTGTACTATTACCATCTACCACCTTAGCAATGTAGAATAGTTTAGTACTATTTTTATCATATAATTTCTGAAGTTCAGCAAGAGCCTTATTACGCATCTTCTTGTATTCAGTTCTAATCATAGATGTTTCTTCCTCTTTATCAAGATAGAATTTAGGAGCAACTGGTCTTGATCTTGCATCATCATAGCTTTTTGCTACAATAGAAAAACCTCCAGCCTCAATTGCCATAAGTTTGATTCTATCAAAAGGATTAGCTATATCTAAGAAAAGTGGTTCATTACCACATTTGATTTCAATCTTATTCCAGAACTCTGCGTTATCTGGTTTAAGTAATTTAACTTGATTCCAAAAGTCTTTATCTTCTGGGTCAATAATATTTGCAGCCAATTCTTTTTCTAAGTCTGCAATAGTTTCTCTAATTTGTTTTACTCTAGATTCTCTTTCTTCTTGTGGAAGAAGTTTAATCTCTGGAGCAAATTCATTAAGACCTGTTAGGTATCTAATAACACCATTGTTTTCAAGACATGCCAATTGCTCATGGTGTCTTACACCATCATAAAGAGTTAAGCCATATTCTTCAAGTCCCATGTTACTTGAGTTGCTATCAACAAAGGGTCTGATAGCTAATTTTGTTTTTCTTTTGGTAGTAGTTTCTACCATTGTAAATTGTGTTTCCATGTTGGTTTTTGTTTTTGTTGATTTTTTAAATTTAAAAAATAGGGAGGAGTTTCCTCCTCCCGTATTTATCTATATAGTAGATTAGAATGATCCACCAGTTACTGGGTTTCTCATAACAATCTTAAGGACTTTAGTTGGATCCTTAACCCAAATAGCTGGGAAAGTTTGAGTCATCATTACTCGGTATCCATTGAATTGTCCAGAAGACTGGAATCCTTGAGTACGGCCCATGTAATCCATAGTACCATTTTGATACCACCATTTCAATTGATTATCCCAAGACAACTTCAATAAGAAGATATTGTCATTAGTATTATCAGTGATGTCAAAGATAATGAATGAATAAGAAGACAATGGGAAACCATCAATGATTGGGTTCTCAATATCATTTGTATGAATGTTGTCAAATGCAGGATTCAATACAAACTTCACGTTAGCCAAGAATGGAATAACATAAGAAGTGTAAGCAAATCCAAAGTTCAAGTCCATACCTTTACCAGTGATTGCACCGATATCAGCAGCCTGAATCAAAAGACCAGAAGCAACTGCTTCTCTTTTGATAGCTTCATTTACCATTCTCATTCCACCCATACCAGTTTGAACTACTAGAGATCTCTTTGGATCTGGACCTTGGAACTCAACCTTACCATTAAAGAAGTTGTAGATTTCTCCACGGAACAAATCCAATGTAAAGTTATTCTTGTTGTATACTCTTTTGAAAGAGTTATCCAACTGTTTCCAAAGACCTACAGAAAGTCTCATGTCATCAGCACCATCTTGACGAACTCTACCTCCATGTCCCCACATTAAGTAAGTCTCAATATCAGTAGCAATTTTAGAAAGGTGAGCTGCTTCCATTTGAGTCAAGAAAGTTCTAGAAAGATCTCCATTGTCAAATGCTTTTTTCACTTTGTCTTTACCCATAACTTTGATCATGTCTTCCAAAGAAGAAACAGAAGGATCATTGTTAGCACCAAAGTTTCTCCAGATCTCAGTTACAGGAACTGTACCATCTGCATTCATACCACCCTTGATCATCAAGTCAGCACGAGAAGATACAGAATAGTGAACATGAGCCTCAGCATTACCTACAAAGTTGTAGAACTCACGGAATGAAGTTCTTGTAGTAATGTCAGAGAATCTTTCACCATACTCACCTCTTGCAGAACCTTTTCTGAAAAGTTTAGTACCGTTAAGTAAATATTTGTGGTCTAGGAATTTGTAGTTGTCATTGTTAACCAACTGTACAGTATAGATAAAACCATCTCCGATAGGAAGGATATCTTCATCAGTAATGTACATCTCAACTCCGTTGTATTTGTCATAAGTGATGATATCACCATGTCCAAACTCACGTCTGTTAACTTTGATTTTAAATGTTGAACCATCTGTACCAAGGATTCTGTTTGGATCCTCAATATCCTCAATAATGTAAGGAAGATCAATAGATACAGGAGTCTGCCATCTATACTCTCCACGGTGGTTATCCACCATGATTACATTCTTCCCACCAAATGAAGACATTTGATAAAGAGGCATTTCTACTTTTTGAGCCATAGCCCAAAGGTCAACTGGACCTAAATCCATAGGTTCAGCATCTTTCAGCATGTTAACCAAGTGGTATGAATCCACATGGGAACTTGCTTGATAGGCGGTATCCCGGAGGAATATACCATTGTTTAAAACTGGAGTTGCCATTTGTTATTTGTTTTTAAATTGTTACTAATTAAAACCGTTTAAACATATTATTGTTAGAACGGGATATTGTTCTTGTTGGTTTAGATGAACCTCTTTGTTGTTCAGTATCATCTACCCCATTAGAAGAAGTATTTTTTCTACTCTCTTCTGTTTTTAATTGTCTTACTGTTTTTTCTACAGCTGCTTTTGATCCTTGGTCTTTTATCTTAGTTCTGTATCCATCTGGATCAGAAAGTAACCAAAGAGCTTCAGCAATAAGATCATGTCTTGGTTCTACAAACTGATACTTCTCTAATAAGTGTCCAAGTAAGTTTGTTTGTTTACCAGAAATTGATGGATAATTTGGTTGAACTAATCCAGAGTAAAGATGACTTTGAACTTTTCTATCTAGTTTAACTCCTCCAAGTTCTCCTACTGAAAGTGTATTATAGACATTATCTTGGTATGCTTTAGCTTGTTCAGCTTGTTGTTGTCTCTTATACTCTTGTTCTGCAAGTTGTCTATTAACTATATCCTCTTGCATTTTATCCAACTTCGGTTTAAACTGTTGTGCCTTTTGAGCCAATCTACCTAGTTCAGCATAATCTTCAACTTCAGCTTCAATTTCTTCAGGTGTACCAAATCTAGTAGCATAAAGATATTGTCTTGCAATCTCAGCTTGATCATGTTGATTTGATGGATCAAGTTCTCTGATTTCTTCTACTTGAGCTAATGTTCTAAATAGTCCTTTAAGATCTTGTCCTCCATCTGCTACATATTTTGCAGCATACTGAAGTTCTTCTGGTAGAGATTGAAAAAACTCTCTTGGAGTATTTTCTCTAATTGCAGCTTCTCTCTCTTGGAAATTAGCTTCAAATAATTCTCTGAAGTCTTTGGTAGTATATTCCTCTAATGCCTTTTCATCATCAAAAGGCATAAGTGTACCTTCTTCAATCATCTTAGTAGCTAGCTCATAAAGACCTGACTTATCTAACTTAGGTCTACCTTTATTACCAGCATCTTCTTCTTGACTAATTAGACTGTCTAACTCAGCAATAGTCTCATCAACTTCTGCTTTCTTTTCTGCAGCCTCTTGTTTCTCTTCTTGAGATTGAGCTACAGGATTGTCAAAGAACGACATGTCTGTTTTTTCTGCTGTGAAAACAGACTTCTTTTCTGGTTCTTTTTGGTCATCTGGTAACATGATACTTTCTGCACCAGGCATTCCAAAAAGAGAATCAATGTCTACATCTACTTGTTCTACCGTTGTAGAATCTTGGACCTGGTTATTCAGGTCATCTATTTCTTTACTCATTGTTGTTGGTTTTTTATGTTATACTTTAATATACAAAATAAACTTGGAAAATTTAAAAGTTCAAAATTCTTTTTTTGCACTATATAGCTAAGTCTATTTTTTCTTTTTGTTTGATGATCCAGAATCATACTTGTTTTTGTTGACTCTAGCAATTTCTAACTGTTTATTTGCTATGTCTTCTTGTACTTGTAGCTTCTGTTGTTCCATATTCATCTTTTGTGAATGCTTCACCATATCATCACTTTGCTTCTGTCTTTGTACATCCATTTGTCCTTGATACTGTTCAGTCTCCCGGATTTCTTTCATGGCATCTTTAAAGTCAGACTCTTGGTTTTGATTAACATCAGCCATAGAACCATAACCAGCTGCTCTAATTTCAGCAACTGTGATATCTTTCTGAATCATCTTATCATCTCTTTGAGAAGCAGCATCAATTTCCATTTGTTTTTGTTTCTCTTGAGATTGTAATTGTTCAGTCTGCATTTGCTGCTGCTGTTGCATTTCTTGCTGTTTCTGCTCTTGATTTCTCTGCTCAGACATTTTAAGAACAGTATTGATCTCAGATATTGAATCTGACTGAACAACTTTACCAAGATCATATATAGAAGCTCCAGTAGTATTATTCTGAATAGCCATTTGTTTTAACTGTTCTAGAACTGCCCTATGGTTTGCATTAGTACTACAGAAAATATTGAGATCCCTCATTAGAAGATCAGTACCATCCACCTGGAATGTAACTTTCTCATCTGCCTCTGTAATGTATGTAAGCCTAGTAGAAGGTTTAGTAGAGTGATAGTACTGAGCAAGATCAGTTCTCATCTGATGTACTCTAGGCATTAGATAATCACAGTGTTGAATAAAGAACACTTCAGTTTGAGCATATGATGCTGCTGTAGCTTGTTCAACTCCAGTAGCTGTCATTTGAGATAACTGCTGCCCCATCCTTTGAGGGTTTACCCCTATAACTTCATAAGCCTGTTGCTTAAAGTGATTTGCCAATTGTATTCTTGACATTAATCTCTCTGTCTGAGATAAATCTAGTTTTTGGAAGTGTTGGAAGTTTAATGCATTCTCTGTATTTGTGATAGATGTATCTAGAGGAAGCATCTGGAAATTCTTCATTGCCACATATGCTTTAGCTAAATTACCTTTCCCCCAGTCTTCTCCTAATGAGTGACGAGGTAAAGTATTCTGATCAAGCATAATGATTGTTCCTAGTTCATCTACGAGGATATCTGCAATTTGGTTATTTACTATGTTATATCCAATCTGGTATGGTTTCATTAAGTCAAGTAAGGCTGTAGATCTAGTATTTCTATCAGAGAACACTGATCCTTCTACTGGAAGTTTACATCCATACAAACTTTGATCACCTTTAAATTGGAATCTTAATGATCCAATCTTTGGTTTATCTACTCCAATATAGATAGGAGTAAATCCACCAGGGTTATTCATACCCCAAAATGAAGGAATGTTTGGTCCAATCTTAACACCACCCCATACTTCATTAATCCAGATCCAATCAACATGTTCACCATAGATAAGATTATCCTTGGTTTTATTTTTAAATAACCTAGTATCGTAAATTGGTTTATCTGTTACTGAATAATCTTCACTTATAATTTCTGTAGTAACTTCACCGGTCTCTGATATTTTAGTTAGATGACCCACTTTCTTCTGAGACTTCCAATAAGCTGTAGTTACCCTAAGTAGATAAGCTGTTCCTTGATCATAATAGTCTTCTCCCTCGGCAAGTATTTGTGTAATGATATCTGAACCATCTAATACATTACCTCCCATAAATGACGTGTACTGTCTGTATGCTAATGAAGGCATGTTAGTATTCCAGTCATGAGATTTAGTTGCATCATAGAATGTCCCATCATTTTGTAAACCTCCAATATTATATGCTGCAGATCTGATAGGATAAATTGCTTCTAAAGCAGCTAACTGATCTTCATCCATCAAGTAACCATACTTGTCAATTACATCAGATGGAGTAAACATGTCTGTTTTACCTACCCAGTTTCCTTGAGATATATATCTTACCTCTGGAGATTTATGATAGAATGTAATTACAGGATTCCATAATTCTACATCATAATCATCTTCCATCATTCTGAAATGCCAAAACTCTCTGTCTGTAATGAGCATGTCTCTGAAACCTCTTTCTTCTAACTCATTCATTTTGAATCTTTCAACATCTACTTTATGTTGGTGAGAAGCCCACTGTTCAATAACAGATCTATAATCTTTTTGGAAAAACTTTTCAATTTCAGGAAGTGACTTAAGTTTTTCTGGTGCTAGTTGTTCTTGAGCTTCAGGTGAATTTGGATCCATCCCTTGTTCTATAAGAGCAGAAATTATTTTTGTTTGAGCATCTGCCATCAAGGTTTCCTCAATCATCATTCTTTTTTGCTCAAGCATTTCATTGTATGAAATGTCATCAACAGCTCTGTAATTTAACTTAGTAGATCTTTTTGCAAATTCAGCTACTAGAACATTAATAACATTTGGAATAATTGGATAGAACTTTAACTCTAATGCTGAAGCATCCTCTTTTGTAAGTGCTTCAACAATGTCTCTCATTTCATTGTTCTCTTCAATAATATAATCTGTTCTATCAATGATGCCTTTTGCAAGTTTGTAGTTCTTCATCAACCTGCGGGCATTTCTTCTGATTTGTTTTAATCCTTGCCATTCTAACCAATCCAAATTCCATGCAGCCCACTGTTCATCTTTTTCTTTCTTAGAAAGAAATTGAAGAGGTTGAGTAACACTACCTAAACGGTTATGTTCAACTTTGGCTCCCTTCTTTAATTGCATTGCGTTATATACCTGCATAGCTCTTATTTAAAATTTTTGAAAGCAGATTTTCTAAACCCGCTCATTGTGTTCTTCTCATTATTTCCCATGTGTCTAAAGGGACTCTTATTTAATTTAAACAAATTTTCTGACTTTTGCAAGTTTTTGGTGCTATCATCAGTAATATGTCTTCTTAAATAACCTCTGTTAGATTCCTGAATTTTCATAAAAGATACAAGAGCTGCAAAAGATACTAGCCTATCCACGTTGACTCCATCTGAATATTCTTGCATTTCCCTAATTAACATTGGATCAGGAATCCTTTCAATACCATATTTGGTTCTTACAATTGTCCCATCAGGTTTTGTTTCAATATCTAATTCTTCTTTAGTGTATTCAATAGCATAACTTAACATGTGTGCCTTAAATAATGTACCGGTGTTTTTCCATCCATACTCTTGATATACATTACCATTAGCACTAAGATCTTTTAAGAATAGTATCTGACTCTTAGGTACTAGATATCTTTGTTTTCTTCTAGATATCATATACTGTATAAAGTAAGAGATGTTATTCTCAACCAGGGCCCAGGCATTATACCATTCAATAATTAACTCTAGCATTTGATGAGTTTTATTAATATCATCATATCTACCGCACCATGCTGCTACAATCTTACCTTGTTCTATATAAGTTTCTGTTTCCCCACTGGTAACTTTTGTTACTTCAACAGGTGCTTTCATTATATAGATAGAACATAATGATTCAGAAGTAGTTGTTTTACCTTCACCTACGGGGTCAATAGAAGCATAGTAAGTGCCAAATGATGGATTATCTATAGGTCTTTCCCAAACAACAAGACATCCTGTTTTATCTTCAGTTTTCTTATTTATAGGGAATTCCATTATAGGTCTCTTATTACTTGTTTTTACAGAAGGTTTTCCATTCTCATCTGTAGAGATATCTAAGTATTCAAAACCATAATCTTTATCTTCAATTCTTCTTTGTTGTGCAGCAAGTAAATGTGTAGGGAAAACAGACACACTTCTGTTTGCAAAAGCTTCATGAATGTTTCTAGGGTGCTGAGAGATTCTTAACTGGTACTCTTCTGGAGCAAGTTCATCTTTCCATTTTTTAAACTGCTCATTTAATGCTACTAATGCTTCTTCTACAAGTGAATTACCATAATCATCTATGTATGGCGGCATTGACCATTGCTCTGGAATAAATAAACCTGAGAGACCTGTAGTACCTTTATCATCTATCAAGTCTGTTTCTACAGCATAAATATCTTTTGCTGTAGGATTCAGGATCATATCTTTTAGAGGTAAGCATTGACCTAAGTCACCCACAGATCCTGCAGCTATAAACATCCCTGTAGTAATTAAACCAGATCTCATTGCTGGTCTCATATACTCATAGGTCTGATCCATCTTAGGAGCAATCCCTGCCTCTTCATGAAAGAAGTATTTAACCGGACCCCCTACACCATTTGTTGGATCCTTCTCAAATGACATACCTTGTATGGTACCTTTAAGACCTACTTCATTTTTTCTGTCTCCTTTTCTTACCTCAATCTTCTGTTGCCACATCATGACCTTATCTGGTGACATTGGTCTATACCATGCAGTATGTTCATTTAGAAAGGCAGCATATTCTTGTAAGAATTTCCAAGAACCTTTCTCATTGATATAATCTTTAAGACTAGCTCCAATTTTAAGAGTAACCCCTGCTTCAAACCATTGCTGATTGATAAACTTACCCATGTGAAAATAAGAAGAAGCAATCTGCCTTTTCTTAAGAATAGCTGAATGCTTGTAACTTAATTCTGCAAGTAACTCATATAAAGCAAGATGGTACTGAGCATCTCGGATCTTAGCAAAGTCAAACTTCTGTTGTTCTTTATCAAAGATTGGAAGAAAGTTTAACCACATGTAATACTCTCTACATACAAACCATTCGTGATCTTTATCCTTAACAATTATACCTTTTCTGCATTTAAGCTTTTGGTCATCCCAATAGTTTATGTAGTCTTTGGATTTAAAGGGAGATGCACAATATATTCCATCTTTTTTAAACTTGACTGACTCTGAAATAAATACTTCATTGGTTGTTTCGTTGAAGTTGTACTCTCCAGGTATTTTGAAAATTCTGTTAAGGATGTACTGTTTGAATTCTTCTCTAGATTCAAAACTTGTAATTGTCCATTCTCCATTGTCATAGGTTGGTATGTCTTGATAAATTTCACTCATTACATATCATATGCTAGTCCTTGTCCTCCGCGCACCTTGCTGGATTGTTCTTCTTGTAAATCTTTATAGGCTCCCTTAAATGAAGCTCTAATTGCATCATAGTTTTTGGCTGCAGCAATTAAAGAATTAAAGTTACCATCCCGTCCATGTGTAATAGGAGTATTTTCCATATATCTACCTAATCTATCTAACATGGTTGCAATACCCTTATATGCTCTGGATGTAGGTGTTTCATACATTCTTTCACAAAACTTCAATGCTGCAAAGATAGTGTCATCCTCTGTAGAGAAATCTGCTTCAATCTCTTTTAGTATGATGTATTCTTTATCCTGCTCCGGGACAAAGAAAAAAGGATTCATATCTGGATTAGGACAGCACATATAAAACAAATACAAGTAAACTTTTAAATAGTCTTCTGGATATTCATCCATAACATCTTTTAAAGCTTTTAATGTATAACAGTGTTCTGTAGGTATCACTTTACCATTTTGAACATCAAAGAGTTTTGCAAACATTTTATTTCTTTTTAATAAAGATAGGACTTTCTTTTATATGATTAATTACAGCAATCACCTCATCATATAAATAAGGTACTGGGATTGGTGTAACATCTTTAACAATTGGATCCCCGTTATCATCTTTCTTTGCAATAGGATATCCCCAGTTATCTTTACCATCTGTTTCAAAAGTAATGTGGTGGATATATATTGTACCAGGTAATAATTTAGGATTGTGCTTAAGTATAATATACATATAAATACTCAATTGTAAAGCATAGTGGTAGAAGTTACAATCATCCAAATGAGAAATTGGATGGAGCATCTTCTCTGAAATTCCCTCCCAGTTCTTAAATGACTCCATCTTAATTTCTTTATTGGTTTTGTAGTCAATAATATTGACTCTACCATTTACTATTTCAACCAAGTCTGATTGGCCACAAATACCAGCAGACTTTAAATAAACCATATGTTCTGGATAAACACCTGGTTCAAGTTTTTGATTTGGTGCATATTTAATACCATCTCTTAATGGAAGAGGTTTAAATATTGGCACTGTAATTCCTTCTCTTTCAATTGAAGCTAAAGAACATAAATCATCTTCTCTTTGATTATGATACCATGTTCCTAAATCTGTAGCTCTCTTGGCTTCATTTGACCAGATCTCCTGAATGATAGCTGGTTCAATCCCATGCCATTTAGATCCTTGCTTTTTAGAAACAAGTTGTGCTGTCTTCTTAGCATCAAAAGGTTTCTTTAAAGAGGACACTACTGTTGTTACACTATACCAAGCAATATTATGTTCAGTATCTACACTCTTGTAACTATGATCTTCTGCGTTAAAAAATATACTCATCTTTTATAAATTATCTAATTCATCTTCTTTTTTCTCTGAAACTATTGATCCCCATTTCTTTGCCGGACATGCTGTAGAAAGAGCTCTTGTTTTAAATGATAATGAACATCCACATATAGAACAACATGGCTGACTTCCAGGCATTACACATTCTTTGCCTTCTATGTCTTTATCTGGACACTCATTACATATCTCCATTCTTAATTGAGATACATGTTCTACAAATTCATTTTTGATAACTGTATTAGTTATTCCTTCAACTATCTGCTTCCGGTTCTTCCAAATCTCTTTTAAGTTGGTTTTCATTTTTTTGTTTTTTAAATTCTTGTTTTTTACTTTCAAATTCATCCAGCTTTTTATTTAAGTTCTCAAGACACTCTACTTTATCTTCAAGCATTTTCTTGTTATAGTATGCTCTAAAAGTAGAAGTGTCATGAGAATCTAATGCTTTAGTATACCTCTGAATTGACTTTTTAACTAAACCTGGCCGAGCAACAAATTGGCCTAACCCTTCAACATTGATTCTAGGATAAGTGAGATTTGTTAGATTATCTCTTACATTCTTATAGTATGATTGTATTAAATCTTCTACAAGTTCAACTGGAACATTAATTTCTTCTGCCAGTTCCTTATAGAGTTGATTTGATTTTTTTGGAATCATCTACCAAGAAATTTATAATCTAACAAAATATCCCCCTCAGTCTGAATCTTTAAATTGGGACTGATCATCACAATTTTTTTGTTTTTAGAATCCTTTACAACCAATGCATTTTTCTCACATTTATTGATGCAGTTTCTAACTGTTTGTTCTGATTTAAAAATTGTATATTCATCAGAAGCTTCAAAACAAAAACTAGATAATTCAATTGGTCCAATTATACTAAGCAAAGTCAAGCACTCCAGATCAGAATCACTCAATGTTATTCTATTGATATAACAATGAGTAAGTATCTGAAACTTAACAACATCTCTTTTAGACATCATTACTTTTTTCTGTACTTGATTTACTATAGCCATAATTATTGTTTTTTAAGTTTTCTGGCAACCGGTTCTGAGTCATTCATTTCAGATGGTGTTGGAAAAGGATACTCTTCATTTGGCTCTTCTTGCTCTGGTCCTTCTTCCATCTGATTCATCATCATTGCATACTGCATCTGAATATTTGCTCTCTTAAATCTTACTTCATCAATCTTCATTAAGATTTCTTCATGCTCGTACTGAGCTTTTAAATAAGGTGTTGATTCCTTATAAAATTTAAGCATCTCTTTTCTTTTTGCCTCTAGTTCTTCCGGAGTAAACACTCTTTCTTGATTTGCATTTTCCATTTCTTATATATTTAAAGTTTACACAAATATACAAGAAAAGTTTAAACAAGATATATTTAAACAAAAAATCCAGGCATACAATATACCTGGACTTCTATATGTTCTATAGGTCTATCTATTTTTGATAGTAAAATTTAGAATTGTGAAAGAATAAAAGTTTCTTGATGGATCTACCTCTATAGATAATAGGTCTATTAAAGATATTCTGGATCTGATTGTTATTGTCTTCCAGTTTGGTTTGTGGCTTTTCCAGCTATTTCTAAATTTCATACAATATCATTTGATTCAATTAATGTATATGTAAAGTTGTTTCCATGTACAGCTTTTGCTCTACGGCAGATTGCCATAAACTCTTCAAAGTCTGCAGATTTTTTAAATACCTGACATCCTTCAGACCAGTTCTCTACAAAGGTTGAGTCTGCTCCAGCTTTGTGAATGTTAATTCCAAACAATCCTTCTTGTATTGACTTCTCATCATATACCATATCTTTGTTTGGATCACGGAAAACTTTAACTGGTTTGTTTTGTCCTAGTGCCTCATACTTACCTGCATGAAGTCTCATGATGTGAGAATTGATATACTGACCCTCAACTAATCTAGCTACACCGGCTTTGTTACCAAACTGCATAACTCCTTTAGTTCCAGGATCTGTGGTTGCTGGCCAACTATGAAAATGTTCTACACCATTAACTGTATAAGTTAAAGTTAAATGATCATCAAATAAGTTAGTTACTTTTTGACCTGTAGAAGAGTTACGTACTCCTACAATATTTAACATTAAATCTTTACCTTCAAACCACTTATGTCCTTTTGATGCAACAGCAGTTTTTACTTGAGCTGCAGTATATTTAGTAGCAACTGCTGGTTTAGAAACTACAGGATTACTGTCTACAGTAATACCCATCTTAGCTAATGTAGCAGGTCCAACAACTCCATCTGCAGTAAGTCCATGTTTCTTTTGAAACTCAATAACAGCAGCTTCTGTTTTTGGTCCAAAGTTTCCTATTTGTTCTACACCTAATACTGCTTGAATTTTCTTAACAGTATCATTGTTGTCTCCTTTTTTAAGTACCATAACTATTCTATTTATTTTTTAAAGTATAAGTCTGCTTCTGCCTCTCTTCTTCTCACAAGACCTTTTAATGTTTTACCTCCAGCTTTAACCCACTTTAGGAATTCTAATTTGATTGACTCATCATTTGGATTAGCATTTACTTTTTTAAGTAGAGTAGAAGCTTTTAAGTTTGCTGGTCCCAAGTTGTAAGCAAATGATACTAATGCATCAAATTGATTCTGTGTAATAGTATCTACACAGTAGCTATCTACATATTTCTCAAAGCTTACAAGCATGTTTGCTAATAGTTCAACAGCTTGTTCTTCTGTTATAGCTGCATCTGTCATTGTTACCTTTTTACCACCCGGATAAAAAGTAGCTCCGTATCCAATTGTAGGAACACCTGCAGAACATTTGTAAGGAGCCGCTCTGAATCCTTCAAATGTTTTAATCATCTCAATTCCTGCTTTCCCTGTTTTTGTAATTTTCATATTAACCTACTTCTTCTTCGTTAGTACTTTCTTCTTCTTTTGTCTTCTTGTTTAAAGACATGATTCTACCTGCTGTAGTAATTCCAAATGCTCCAAGAGTAATGATCATAAAGCCATCAAAGATAAATTCTTTTATGACAAGTTCTTTACCCCAAATACCTGTAACTACATCAACTATTAAAATAAATACCATAGCAAAAAATGCTACTACTCCTACAAATGATTGCTCATTTATTTGGTTGTTATCTGAGACAAGCTCTTTAAAAATCTTTTTCATATTTTTATTTTTTTTCTTTACT